GGCCCTGGCTGCCTTGACGTTGGCGTCAGCGGTGTTCTGGATCGTGTCCTTGAGGTTGCGCTGCGCGTCGGCAATCTGCTGGGCCTGGTTGACTGCTGCACTCGCGCCGCCGGGCGGCGGGGTGAACGCGGCCTTGAGCGCGTCGCCCACGCCCGAGGTGCCGATCTTGATCGCCGCACCGGCCGCTGCCACGGCAGCCAGGCCCGTGGCGGCGACCGCGGCCGCCGGGGCGATCGCAACCACCGCAGCAGCCAGACCGGCCACCGCCGGCACCGCGGCAGCGATCAGCGCCGGCAGGCCGGTGAAGGCCGCGCCGACCGTGCCGAGCGGGCCAAGCATGCCCTGCACGTCAGCGCTCGTCTTGCGCGGGCCATCCGACTCGCCGACCTCGTCCGCCTTGCGGCGCACGTCCTCCAGCCCTGCCGCAGCCCGGCGCGGGCCGTCCGAGTCACCAACCTGATCGGCCTGATGGTGCACCTCGGCCAGCTCGGCCGCGGCAGCTGCCGCTCCTTCGACCTCCACGTGCACGCGTGCGGCCTCGTCCTCGGCCGCCAGCTCATGCAGCCGGGCCGATAGCTGGTCGAGCTGCGCGCGGGCCCCCGCCGTCTGCACGCTGACGTCCGGGTTGGGATGCTCCCGGACGATCTCCTCAATCCGCCCCTTGAGCTCGTCCAGGCGGGCGCGGGCGTCCTCCGTGCTGACGGAGACGCCGACCTTTTCGGCGGCCAGATCACGCAGCTGCTGGCGGGCCTCGGCGAGTGCGATCTGCAGCTCGCCAGAGTCGGCCGTGAGCTTGGGGGTCGGGAAGCGGCGCAGGGCGGCGTCCATGTCGCTGCGGATGCTGGCCGCGGTCTGGGCGGTGTCCCGTTCCAGACCTCGCATGGCCATCTCGGTCTGGTCGATGCCTCGCTCGGCCTCGGCCGCGTCGATCGAGAAGACGGCGAACAACTCCCCGACCTGCATGCCGTTCGACACCGGGCCACCTCCTGACGGGGCGGCTCAGCTCTGCGGCTCAGCCCTGGTAGGTACCGAAGATGGCGGCGATGGCCTCGGGGGTCTCCACGCGGTGCGCGGTCTGCTGCAGCGTGGCCGGCCAGCGAGCGTCAGCGGACAGGCCACCGACCAGCACCAGGAACTCGCGGGTCCCCAGCCGAGCCAACTCAGCTGGCCGGATGCCGTACTCGCGGCGGAAGTCCGCCTCAATCAACGACCAGTGCTGGAGGATCGTCGTCCAGATCCGCCGCGACGCCTCCGCTCGGCCCGGTTCGGAATCGTCGTCGCCGGAGCCAAGCTCTGGGCTTTTCCCGCCGTGGCGGCGTCGTGGCGCTCGGCGGCATCGGCCAGGCTCAGGCTGCCGGGCTCGTTGATGTTGCCGATCACCCAGCCGAGCACGATCCCGAGCCGGCGCGCCCCGCAGCCGCGCTCGATCCAGTAGTCCAAGGTGTCCGCGCCGAACAAGGGGCTGAGGATCTTCCGGAACGGCTCCAGGCCGGACTCCTCCAGGTAGCGCTCGGACAGCAGGGTGAACGCGATCGGGACGTCGGCCGGCAGCGGGTAGTCCCGGCCGTACATCCGGAGTATCGCGGCACGCGCCGGCAGCACCTCGGTGGCGAAGAACGCGTCCGCGTCCGTGAAGTCCGGGCTGGCGTCAGGCTCGAAGTCCTCGGCCAGGTCGTCCCCGTGGAGCTGCTCGGTCACGGCGCCGCCATGTAGGTCTCGGCGCCGGTGCGGGTGATCTCCACGCCCCACTTGGAGATGTCGTTGGTCGCGCCGCCCTGCTCGGCGGCCTTGACAGTGCAGTTCCACACCCGCCACTGCGTCTCGTTCTTGTAGCGGAAGCGGATCTGTCCGACGCTGAAGTCCACAACGCCCTGCGCAAGGGCGTCCAGCGCGGCCTGCCCCGGGTCGGCGAGACCGGTGGTCCGGTCCATCCGGCGCCGCCCGTCGACCTTCATCGTGGCACCGCGCTGGGTGATGACCTGCTCGAAGTTGCCCTGGCTGTCGAAGTCGGTGACCTCGGTCTCCTGGGTCTTGTCGCCGGGGTTGAACGTGAACGAGCTGATGCCGCCGACGGGCGTCCAGGTCGGGCCGGCTCCCACGCCAACCTGGAACATCCAGCCGCGCGCCTCGATCTTCGTTGTGGCCAACGGGCCACCTCCTTACCCGCGCTGTGCGGTCGGATTCGTGATGTGCAGATGGAAGTTGACGACGTGCTCGTGGCGCCCGTTGCCGTCCAGGCCGAGCGCGGTGGTCGTCTGGACTGCGGTGGCGAGGATCAGCAGGGTGCCGTCCGCCATCGGTACGTCGGCCAGTCCGTGGAGCGCCGAGTAGATGTCCTGGCAGCGGCGGCGGGAGATCCTGGGGTCGGTGCTGCCCCGCGCGCGGACCTGGAGGCCGAGCTCGTCATCCGCAGACACCGGGTCCGGCTCGCCCAGCCCGTACGCGCCGAGCGCCACCGCGCTGTCGGGCTGTGGCGGCATGGTGTCGATGAAGCAGTCCCCGGTGACCCCGGTGGGGTCGTAGTGCACCAAGCCGAGGCCCTGGAGGTACTGGGCCATCGAGTCGAGGATGTCAGCCAACGGTGCCCTCCGCCCCGCTGCGGCGGATCTCAGCCGCGACCAGGCCCAGCACCGTCGGCGCTTCGGTGCGGAACGGCTGCTCCAGGTACTTTGCTTGGCGCCCGGGCGAGTGCTTCCACGTCAGCTCTTCGTGCTGGCGGCGGGCGTACACCGTGTCGTACGAGACGACGCCCTCCAGCGCCTCGGCGTCGACCTGGGAACGGCCGGAGCGCTCCAGGGTGCCCTCCTCCAGCGGCACCAGCTCGCGGCTCTTGGCGAGGACGTGCTCCATGCCGAGCTCCAGGCCGTGGGCGGCGGCCGCGCGACTGGCCTCCAGCCAGCGTCGACCGGACCAGCTGAACCGGGTCGACATCACCACAGCAGGCACCTCCTCTACACGAGTTGGACTTCAACGTGGTTGGGGGTGCCGAGCGTGGCGCCGTCCCGGGCCGATGTGGCCAGGACGGTGGTGGTCCGGCCGTCCGGCAGGGTCACGCGGCTGTTCGGCGGCGCGCTGGTGCCTGGCGGACAGTACGCGGTCGAGCTGGAGGTGACCTCGCGGCCGTCCTTCGCCCTGACCATCCGGTTCTGCTCGTCCAGGAAGCACCGGATAGGCGCTGGCACCCCGTACTGCGGGCCGTACGCCGAGTCCCCGGTGTACGGCTCGATCGTGATCTGGTGCACCATCAGGTAGGCGGGCAGCACGGTCACATGCTCACCACCAATCCGAACCGGAAGATGTCCGGCGTGACGTCCAGCGACTGGAGCGCATCGATCGCCTTCGGGGCGACCTGCCGAGCCGCCGACATGGTGATGTTGCCGATGGACTTCGACGACATCAGCCGGACGGTGCCGATGTGCACCTGGTCGTAGGTGCCGATGCCGCCGATGCCGATCTGGTCGCCGACCGCCGTCCACCACTCGACCTGGGCGCACACGGCGTCCCGGAATGCGGCTGCCACGTTCGGGTCGGTGGGCATGCCGGTGACCGGGTCGCTGTCGTAGTAGCAGTACCGGAAGACGCTCGCCTCCAGCATGGTGCCGGCCTGGGACAGTTGCCGCGGGGTGTCCGCGGTCGGCGTCTGGCTGGTGTACGTCTGGTAGTCGGCGGGGACGGCGTAGGTGCGGCTGCTCATACGAGCGGGAGCTCCAGCACCGCGAGCGTCACGCTGGCGGTCGCGCTGAAGTCGCAGTAGACGTTGCCGTCCGGGTTGTTGTACTGGGTCGCCGGGAACGGCCCGATGAGCGTGTCGCCGGTGGTGGCCGGGATCGTGACCTGCTTGCCGCCGTTGGCCAGGGCCACGCCGTCGTACAGGTTGTTCATCTCGAACGTCACGGTCACAGCCGCGGCGCTGGCGTTCTTGATGCGCACGAACCGCCTGCCGTTGTTCGCGAACTGCTGGCCGGTGGCACTGGCGTTGTCGAACACGGGGTTCAGGCCGGCGGTGTTGATCGGCTGGATCGCGGAGATGGGCGTACGGGCCATGAGTCGGTCCTCCCTGCTCAGTTGGCGATGACGAGCGGCTGGTACCGCTGCCAGGCCGCGCCGGTGATGGTGGCCGGGGCGATAGCGGCCAGCGCCGAGCCGGAGGCCTGCGCGAGGTTCTGCTCCCCGGTCAGGACCGGCCGGGCGGACTCGCAGCCCATCAGGCTCGGCGGGGTGGCCGCGTTGACGTTGACCGCGGCCTGGTAGAGCCCGCTGCGGGTGATCTTCACCGGTACAGCCAGCGGCAGCGTGCGGGCGGTGTTGGTCGCCCACGCCGCGGCACCCTGGTCCGCGGTCTGCTGGAGCAGCGCGCCGGCCGGGTTGTACAGCGCGAACCACTGGTTCGCCGGGGTGACTGCCGCGGTCGAGCCGCTGATGAAGGTGAGGTTCGTGATCAGGTCGCCCTCGTTGAGGTACAGGAGAACGCTGGTCATCACGCCGGAGGCGAGCGCGGACGGCAGGTCGTGCAGCATCGTCCGGGGCAGGTTGGCCCTGTAGAACGTGCCAGCCTGGGTCGGGTCCGGGCGGCCGTTGACATTCATCCACGCCATGTCGTCGCGGAGAATGCCCCGGTAGGCGCCGAGCTGGGTCACTGCTGGTCATCTCCCTTCGGGTCGGTAGCAGCCGGCTGCTCGGAAGCCCTGGCGGCCGCCTGCCGGGCGTTGGTGGTCTTGACGGGGTTGACGGCGTAGCCGGTGGCCTGGGCGTAGGCGATCTCGGCCGCATGCTCCTCGGTGTCGGCGATGGCCCGACCGTCCACCAGGGTGAGGTTTCCGAGTGCGCCGCTGGGGGTGGCGACAGGAGCCAGGATCTCGACCTTGCTCACTGGACCTTCACCCCCCGCAGCGCCGCCGCGGACCGGGTGTTCTTCAGGACGAGCGCGATCGGCCCCATCTCGATCTCGCCGGACTTGACCGCACCGGAGATGCTGAAGTCCGGAAGCCAGCTCTGGATCAGCGGGTTACCGGCGACCGAGGCACCGTGGAAGCTGTCCAGCCCGAAGGTGACCGCGAAGAGATCGGTCGTACCCGTGCTGGAGATGGGGATGATCGGGGCGGAGCCGTCCATGCGGTCACCGATGTCGATCAGGACCCAGTCGCCGTACTGCTGGATCTGGCGCCCCAGGTCGTCCTTGACCTCGGTGTACATCGCGGCCCAGCGGGCCAGCGACCGGATGCGGGCGATGCTCTTGGTGTTGCCGAGGATGGCCTTCGTGCCCGGCGGGAGCGCGCCGGGCACGCCCTGGTCGCCACCACCGGTGTGGGAGGGCACGATGCCGGACAGCCAGTCGTCCAGCTCGTCCAGGCGCTGGTTGGCGATCGCCTGGGCGTTGACGGTGGCCGGCGTCCAGTCGGCGGACCCGGCCACGTAGCCGGCCTGCTTCTCTGTCAGCTGGCCGACGAGCTGCTTGGACAGGCCGTCGACGCCGTTCGGGTCGACGTTGACGTCGCCGAGGATCATCTCCTGCTGGACGCGGGTGCGGATCGCGGTCAGCAGCTGCTGCATCTGGAACTGAACCTCGTTGGTGGCCTGGGGACCGAGGTTCGAGAGGACGCGGTCGACGCTGAACGCGCCGCCGAGCGGCTTGAGGCTGACGAACTTCTGCGCGCGGGCGGCCTGGCCCGGGGTGTACTCCGAGTTGATGGCGCGAAAGCTGGCGGGCGCGGCTGCGGTGAGCTGCGTGTAGCCGTAGACGAGGGAGCCGCCGCCGGTGCCCGGCGTCACGGTGTCGTCGAAAACCAGCTGGTCGAGCAGCCAGCTGTACCGCCTGAGGTTGTCGATGACGGCGTAGTCAATGTCACTCTGCGTGTTGACCGCCGCCTGGGCGAGCGAGACTGCCACCGATGATCCTTACTGGTCAGCCTTACTGCTGGCCGTGGTAGTGGCTGCGGAGCGCAGCGCTGATGGAAGTGGGACGGGGTGTCGGCGGCTTGGTCGGGGCGCCGGTCAGGTCGGCACCACTGCGCGTCGCGCCCGCCTGGGGCGCCCCGCCGAGCTTCGGGTTGGCCTTGACGGCCTCGGTCACGGCCTTGGTGAGGGCCGCGGTGTCGGCCGGGTCGACGTCGGCGAGCGACGCCAGGAACTGGCGGGAGTCGAGCAGCGCCGTGGGGTCCGCGCCGGCGGCGCCGGCCGCCCTGTACACGGCCAGCTCCAGGCGGGCGGTGCGGTGGTCGGCCTGGACTGCGGTCAGCTGCTTCGTCAGTTCGGCCGGGTCGGTGGCCTCGCCGTCCTTGATCAGGCCGAGGGCCTTGCCCAGCTCCTGCACCAGGCCGGTGCGGGCCTCGTCGGCTGCGGCCTGCTTGGCGTTGGTGCGCGTCTTCGCGGCCTCGGAGCGGGCAGCCTCCAGCTGCTTCTCCAGCCGCGCGATGGTCGCGCCCTGGTCCTCACCAGTCGGTGCGGGGGCTGGCGCGGCCGGCGTGGGCGGGTTCGGGTCGCCCTGCGGCCCGGGCGGAGTCGGGTCTCCGCCTTCGCCGTTGCCCCCGGCGATCGGCAGGATCGGCCGGCCATCGCGGCGGTAGCCGAGCACGTCGGCCGGGGCGTGCTGGAAACGGATGTGCTGCATCGTGCCCTCCCGGGGCGCGTAGGTGGCCCGCACCTGGCGGGCTCGGGTGTGACTGCGGGTCAGCGCGCGCGGCCGATCTGCTCGCGCTGGGGCTTGCGGGGCAGGTCCTTGGCGGCGGTGAGCTGCCGGATCCGGGCCTGGTAGTCGCGCACCTTCGTGGCGGCGGACTTCTGGGCATCGTCGTCCAGGGCCGCGGCCTGGCGGCGCTTCCAGAAGCGCACCTGGCGCTCCAGGTAGCGCTGCTGCTGGGTGTCGTCGTAGGTGGCGCCGCCGGGGTGCGGTGGTGCTTCCGGGCGGCTGGTCAGCCCCGGTAGGTACGCGGACACGCTGTGACGGCAGTTGGGGTGGAGCAGGCCGGCGGCGCGGGCCTCCGCGAGGGACCCGGCGGTGTGCACCGTGACCGTGGTGGTGTCGTCGGTGGCGTGCTGGAGGTGCAGTGTCTGCGGTCCGGTGCCGTCCAGCGACAGGACTTTGCCCTCCCACGGGCGGCAGAGTGGGCACTCAAGCGGCGCGTCCGAGACGATGACCAGCTGGACGCCGATCGCGGTCAGCCGGTCCGTGTGGCCCTGTACCGCAGCGCGGCCGGTGACCGTCCGGGCAGCCATCTCCGCGTAGCTGGCCATGTCCCAGTTCCGGCCCGCGCTGTCGGTGAACCCGCTGATGCCCCGGGCGGCGAACTGATCCAATGCGCGCTGCGCGGCTTGCTGCCGGGTCAGCGCGCCGAGTAGGACGCTGCTGGACACCTGGGCGGTGATCCGCCGGTACGCGTCGATGGTGGCCCGCAGGATGCGCAGGTACACCGGTTCCTGCTCGGCGACTGCGGCGGCCGCCAGTCGGTCAGCGGAGCGGGCGCCGGGCAGTTCGCGGTACGCGGCTGCGCGCCGGCCTGGACTGAGCGCGCCGAGCTCGGCGACTGCTGAGTGGTCACCGCGCTGGTACGCGGTCCGCACTGCAGCGGCCAGGGCGCCGGAAGCGTCGCGCCGCAGGTCGGCAATGACCTCGGCAACAGCCTGACGCAGGTCACCGAGTGCCCAGAGCTTCTGTTCGACCCAGATCGGGGCGTCCAAGCCGGCAGCGACCGCGCGGGCGACGCGCTGCAGCAACGCGGTCTCGGCGTCCTGGTACAGCTCGCCGATCGCCCGTGCGAGATCCTCACCGTCGGCTGGGGACACCGACATGCGCCATCACCACCCCGCGGGTCACATGGGCACGTTGGGCGGTACGGGCGGACCGATCGGCGCTGGCATGCCCGGGGTCCACTGCGGGGTGGGCGGCACGATGTCCTCGGTTCCCGAATCATCGCCGGACGGCGGGTACTCGGCGCCGAGCTGGACCGGGTCGGCCACGCTTCGGCCGGACTCGCCCTGGATCCGGTCAACCTCCTCTTGGACCCGGTCCTCGTCCCAGTCGGGGTGGATCATCTCCACGATGATCTGCGTGCTGGCGGCCTCGGCCTGCCGGAGCAGGGTGGCGGTGGTGGCCAGCGTCTGTGGGTCCTCGGAGATGCTGTCCTGGAACTCGACGTCCGGACGTTCGACGTCGACTCCGCTGCGGAACAGCGGGCCGGCCTCGATGGCGAGCAGCGCCTCCACGATGTCCGCGATCGCCGGCCGCCAGGCCAGAGCCTTGCGGGCGCGGGTGGCCATCGACCGGCGTTCCCGGGCACGAATCTCGGTCGCGGTGACCGCCTGCCCTTCGGCGATGCTGCCGAACGTGGCTGCGCTGTACCCGGCCTGGCGGATGGTCGTTTCAGTCAGCTCGGCGCACGTCTGGGAGTGCTCCTGGACGCGGATCGCGAACTGGACGACCTCCAGGTTCATTTCGCCGTTGGCGCGCTGGAGCACGTTGAGCGGTGACCAGATCTGCCGGTCGGCGTCGAAGCGCGCGCCCTTACCCGGGCCGTTCGATTCGAGCATGGACTCCGGGACGATGATCCGTCCGGCGCCGTTGCGGATGTCCCGCATCCACGATGAGTACGTCTCGTCCAGGGCATCGAACATCTGCTCGACGCCCTGGTAGTCGGACTGCCCCCAGCCGGCCGCGCCGGGGGTGTGCCGCCAGGAGCGTGCCGGCCGGGCGTTGGGGATGTATGCCGCGGTGAGGTAGTTCGGAGCGCCGGTCTCCACCACACCATCCGGGACGGCGGCCGCGATCGGCTGCGTCTCGGTGAGGGAGTTCATCGGGACCTGGGTGCCTAGCCGGTCAAGGCTCCCCTGGTAGAGCCCGTGGAGGATGACGCCCTTCTCGTGCCGCTCCAGGTGCCGCCAGACGGTCTCCTCGTCGACCTTGACGATCGTCCAGAAGGTGACGGCCAGCAGCCGGCCGTAGCGGAACTCCGGGATAGCGGCGTCGGCGTGGACGCTGTTGATCCACGGCCGCTCGGCTACCTCGGTATCCCAGACGATGCGCAGGTACGAGCCGCCGAGCGCTGCGGCAACCTCGCCGCCCTCCAGCAGCGAGGAATGGAAGCCGTCATCCACCAGCTCTTCGAGACGTCCCTGGACGCCGGAGTCGTCGGCGGTCAGCTTGGGCGGCTCGGAGAACAGCAGGTCGGCCGAGGTGCGGGCGATGTCCGCCGGCAGCGGGACATGGATCTTGCTGCGCTTTTCCCCCTGCGGGGTCGGCTGTCCCCACCACCAGCGGGCGAACCGGCCAACTACGCCGCCACGCAGCTGCGAGGGGCGGTTCTGCGGGCCGCGCACACCGCGCAGCCGGTACCGCTCCGTCAGCAGGTCCGGGTCGCTGGAGTACCAGGCGTCCCAGTCGGCGAGCGCCTCCTGGACGGCCGGGTCGGTGGGCGGCCACTGCATGTCCGCGGTGGGCAGGGGCATCAGGCAGCCACCTCCAGGAACGTCGGGATCAGGTGGCGCCACACGGCCTCGGTGCTGCGGATGGCGTACCGGAGGGCGTCCGGCCCGTGGTCGTCGATCTTGAGCGGAGCATCCTCGCCGCGCTCGCTCGCTTTCGGGTCCCAGGAGTAGCCGGACAGTTCGTCGATCAGGCCCTGGCACGAGTTGTGGATCAGCAGCTGGCCGCTGGACAGCAGCGATGCCACAGTGCGGATGCCGTCGACCACGGTGTTGTCAGCTGCGGCCAGCCCCGGCATGCCGGTGCGGTGCAGCTGCTCGACGAACGACGCTGCCGACGGGTCAACGACGGTCCACTCTGGCGCGACGTTGTGCTCCTGGAGCCACGCGCGCAGTGCGGTGTCGTATTCGGCGTCCGTGAGCGAGCGGTGAGCCTTGCGGGAGTCGTGCCGGTATTCGGCCGTGACGTACAGGCGCTGGTCCTCGCCCAGGCCGACCAGCAGCGCGACGAACGGGTTCGTGGTGCCGTAGTCGATGCCGGCCGCGATCCACCGATGGATTGGCGGTAGCTCGGCGACGACGTGCTTCGTCTCGTCGAACATGTCGTAGATGGCGCCTTCGGCAACGACCCAGGCGCCGTCGATCATCCGGCGCCGCCACAGGCCCGTGTACTCGGCCTTGAGCGACTGCACGTAGGCGGTCGAGAGGGACGGGTTGTCGGCCAGGCGGAAGTGCCACTCGGCCAGGTCGAGTTCGCCGGCCCGGTCGAGGTACTCGGTCTTGAGCCAGTGCCGCGGCGAGTCGGGGTTCGTGGTGGCAAGCAGCTGAGCGCCCGGAACGCTGAGTCGGGCGAGGAGCTGTGTCCAGAACGCCTGGGGGATCAGCGTCGCCTCGTCCACCAGCGCCAGGCAGGCCGTCAGACCGCGAAGCTTGCCCTCCGAGCGCGCGTCGTTGGCGCCGATCAGGTGCACGGTGCGGCCCAGGATCGTCGCGGTGGTCGAGCCGCGGGTGTGGACGATGTGCTTGGCGATCGGCCCGAACAGGTCCGGATCCTGCATCGGCTCCAGGATGTTGCGCTCGATCGTCTGGAGTGTGCGGCCGCAGATCAGGATCAGGCCCGACCGGGGAGCGGCCACCACGGCGAGCAGGAACGCCAGGCAGGACGCGATGGTCTTGCCCGAACGGACGCTGCCGTGCCAGATGTTGATGCGGGCGCGGGCCCGGGCGACACTCCTGATCTGCTTGGCGGACAGGGGAAGGCCGTCGAGCATCAGCCCTCCCCGGTGTCCTCCTCCGGCTGGGTGTCGGTGCCGGCCAGGCGGGCGATCCCGTCGGCGAGCTTGCCGAGCATCGAGCGGGCGGCGTCCTCGCCGGTGTCGTCCAGCGGGGGCACGAGCTTCAGCGACCGGTCGACCGCGGTGCCGAGGGTGGCCATCAGTGCGCGCTTGTCGGCGGGCGGCGGCTCGGGGAGCAGCTGCTCCTGGTAGTCACCGTCCTTGCCCGCGAATGCGAAGACGCGGGCGGGCTGCCACAGCTGCTCGCGGAGGCGTTCGGCGTCGCCCTGGAGGTCGGTGGCCAGGCGCGTCCGGCGCTCGGCGAGGTCGGCCACGCGCACCTCGGTGGCGGCGGCCACTTCGGGCGCGCGGGCGAAGCTGAGCTCCATCTCGCCGGCCAGCCGGGAGACGACCTGGCCGGAGCGGTTGATCTTGCGGGCGATGTCGTTCCGGCCGAGCCCCTGGGCGTGGAGCGCGCGGACCTGGTCGTAGTCGTTCTGGGTGACCGGCCGCGGTTTCGGCCGGCTCACGGCTGCTCCGGGACACCAAGGTGCCGAAGCAGCAGCCGCAGCAGCCGGTTGGTGTCGGTGTCGGTGGTCAGGTCCTGCTGGCCGGTGGCTCGGTCGCGGGCGGCCTGCCGGTTCTGCGAGAGCAGGATCAGCGGTGCGGCGTACGCCGCCTGGGTCGAGAACACGAGGTTCAACAAGATGAACGGGTACGGATCCCAGCGCCAGTGGATCGCGCAGGCGTTGACGGCCATCCAGGCGACCACGATGGCGGTCTGGATCCAGATGAACCGCCAGCTGCCGAAGCTGGCGGTGACGCGGTCAGCGGCGCGCTCGCCGAAGGTGGGCTGCTGGTCGGACATGGTCACCTCCGGGTGAGGGCGCGGGCTGCGCGGTAGACGTCGTCGAGGCGGTAGACGGGTCGGCCGTGGTCGTCGGTGCCGGCGGGGCGGAGCTTGCGGCTGGCGCGTAGGAGGCGGATCTCGCGGAGGGAGATCTCCTGGTGCACGGCCAGCTGAGCGGCGGTGTACAGGCGGTCGGTGGCACGCACGGGCTCACCTCCAGTGGTGGTCAGGTCCGCTCGGGCCAGTGCCAGGTGCCCCCGACGGGCATGGCCTCCGTCCAGCCGCACGAGCAGTAGCGGAACGGCTGGCCGTGGCTGTCGACGCTCGGACAGTCCGGCTCTCCGTTCTGGCCGGCGCCGTCGCTGTAGCGCACGACCCGGTTGAAGAACATCCCGGTCGGGTTGAGGACAGCCAGGCCGACCTGGTCCGGGTCGTCCGGGTCGCTGCTCAGCTCGGTGATGATCGCGGCGCGGCACTCCTGGGTGTACTCACCACCGGGGGTGCCATGGCTGACGTAGTGGACGATGCGTCCGATGCTGGGCTTCATGGTGCCTCCAGGGGTTGGCGCGGCGGCACGGGCAGGGTGCGTGGTTCTGCGCTGTCCGGACACTGCATCAGCTGGTCCGTGCCGCCGCGCATGGCAGCGGCCCCGCCACGGGGGAAGGTGACGGGGCCGCTGGTCTGGGAAGTCAAACGGCCCCGGGTACGTCAGTCCAGGGCCGTGCGGGCCTTTCGGTACCCGCTCCGTCGCACTGCCCGGGTGCACCCTGACGTGGGGAGAGCGGGCAACGCGATCCGGAACTCTGTGGGAATGGCGAGAGCCCCGCGCCGTGTGGCTGCGGGGCTCTCGGTGTGGTCTCTGTGTCCGGGCACGCCGAACTTGGGGCCAAGTGTGGACCATGGGCTGGCTGACCGTCAAGCAGCGGCTGAGGCGGCCGCCTTGATTTGGCTGATACGGGAGGTCGACAGGCCGGGGCGGCTGATGTCGACTGGGGCGACGTTGCCGGCCAGGAAGCGGCGCACGATCCGATCGCGCTGCTGCTCGGCCTCGGTGACGGCAGTTCGGCGCTCGGCAATGGTGGCCTGGGCAACGTCGAGCAGGTCGAGCTGGGTGGCGTCCAGTGGGCTGGACGCGCGGGTGGCGATGTGGCTGGCGAGCGCGGCGCGGGCCTGTTCCACGATGCTGTCAGGCACGTCCCCGTGGTCCGTGATCCGGCCGAGGTCGATCCGCCCGGGCTGCGGTCCGTCGCTGATCGGCCGCTTGATCACATGGCCGTCCAGTCTGCTGGACAGCGGCCCGATGGCGTACATGCCGGCGCCGTTGACGTCGCGGTCGTGCACGTAGAGCAGCAGCTCGGGGCGGTCGGCGGCGATGATCAGCGCGGTGGCTGGGAGCGTCCAGCCGGGCATCTGCGGCAGGTCGCGGAGGATGACGTCGACGACGTCGCCGGGTCGGTACATCGGGCGGTTCCTCGGGGTTGGCCAGTGCGCTGGACGGCGGTGTCCAGCGCACTGGACGGTGGGCGGGTTCAGGCGGCGTTGAGGTCGTCGAGCAGGGTGGCTCCGCGCCAGCTGGTGCCGCAGCTGCCGCACCGGATGACGAAGTCGGTCGGCTCGTTCGTGAGGCTGAGCGTGCCGCCGCAGCCACACTCCTGGTCGAGCGCGACCGGCCGCCCGTCGGTTGCGGTGGGCGAGGCGATCAGCGGCTCCGCGCGGTGCCGGCAGGCCGCGGCGACGGACGCGATCCGGCGCACCTGGTCGTCGGTCAACTCGCAGAACGGACCGGCCGTGGCTGTCAGCCGGTCCGCGAGCCAGTTCGCCGCAGTCGCGCCGGTGCGCTCCTTGGCGAGGTTGAACCGCCAGCGGCGCGGGTCGGCGCCGTCCCGGAGCGCCATGAGCGCGATGTCACGGGCGACCAGGTCGTCCGGGCCGGCGGGGCGCACGGTGAACGTCGGCCGCTGGATCGAGCTGGCGGTCTCGTCGGCCAGGGCGAGGACCTCGCGCTCGATCTCGGTGATGGTGTCGAGCACGGCGACGCGCACAGGTGCCGGCCGCTCGCCGGGCGCGGCTGCGGTCCGTTCGGCGTGCTCGGCAGCGTCCTCGGCCTGCTGCTCGTCGTCGCGCTCCAGGTGGAGGCCCATGACGGGCGGCCAGACGGCCGGGCGGGTGGTGAGCGCGTCGCGGAGCGCCGGCCAGCTGACGACCAGGTGGGTCAGGTCGGCGATCGCCGCGGCGCGCGGGGTCAGGATGGTGCTGCTCAACTCGTGCTCCTGGTGCTGGTGGGTCAGTTGCTGTTGGGATTGCGCTGGACGTCCGTGCTGCCGCGCAGCTGACCGAAGCTCAGCGCCCGGATGCGCTGGTACTTCTCGTCGGTGGTGTGGCCGTCCCACTGGGCGCGCGGGTCGTCGGCGGCCACCTGCTCGACGTGGGCGAAGAGTTCGGCGTCGCGCGGGTGGATGTGCCAGCTGAGCTGGTGGCCGCCGGCGGTGAGGTAGAGGATCTGCCAGCCCGGTTCGGCGACGTCGGGCGCCGATGCGAGCACGGCGGGGTGGATGGCGGCGAGCCAGGCGAGAAGTTGGGCACGCTCGCGGTAGGCACCGTCCCGCTCGGTGTACAGCTGGTCGAGTTGGTCATCGGTGATGCTGCTGGCGTCCGGGCGGCTGGCCATCGGTCAGCCCACCGAGGTGGTCGGGTAGGTGAAGCACACCGGGCAGCGGTGGTCGGCACTCTCGCTGTCGTGGCAGCGGTCGATGCAGCTGCAGCACCACGGGGTGTCGCGGTACTGGGCGCGACCGTCGTGACGGTCGTCGGTCGGGTCGAACGGGCGGTGGCAGGCCGCGCACTCGTCATCGTGGTTGGTGTGGATCGGCCGTTCGGTCATTGCGGGGCTCCATGGGTGCGTGTGGCGGTGTGTGGCGTCCCGCGCGGGCGCGAACCCGCGCGGGACCGGTTGCGGGCGCTGACGGGTCTAGAACGGGGGTTCCTCGCTCCAGCCGCTGCCGGTGCTGGTCGGCGTTCCGTTCGTGGCCCAGGGGTCGTTCTGGGGCTGCTGGCGGGGCTGCTGCGGGCGCTGGGTCGACTGCTGGGGCTGCTGGCGGTCGGGCTTGCGGACCTGTGCGGTGGCGCCCGCCAGGTTCGGGCCGATGCTGCGGATCAGGAGCGACGGCTTGGAGTGCTTCTGGCCGTCCTTGTCCCAGGTCTCGGTGCGGATCTCGCCGCTCACCAGGACTTCCATGCCCTTGGTGAGGGTCTCGGCGCAGTGTTCGGCGAGCTGCTGCCAGGCGGTGCCGTCCACCCAGAACTGGTCGCCGTCCTCCCACTGCTGGGTCTGCTCGTTCTTGCGGCGCTTGCTGAAGACGAGGCGGACGCGGAGGACGGCGTTGCCGTTGGGGGTGAATCGCAGTTCGGGGTCGGCGGCGAGCCGGCCGACACCGGTGATCGTGGGCAGCATCAGGTGGTCTCCTTGGTAAGGGTGCGGATGTGGTTGGGGATGTGGCCTGCGCCGCCGACGTCGTAGATGTCGACGTGGTCGGCGAACGCCCAGAACATGAGGAACCGGCCGGCGATCTGGCGTGTCCAGATGGTGAGTTCGCCGCTGGCGGTGCGCTTGGGGCCGATGCGGGGTCCGGTCGGGCGGCGGGTCATGAGACGGCGCCGGTGGGGCTGTGGCCGGTGTGGGGGTCGGCGTCGATCGGCGTGTAGCCGGTCCAGGGCCAGTTGCCGGTCCAGCCCTGTCGGATGAAGGTGGGCCAGGCGCGCTCATCGCGGCTGCCGCGCCAGGGGAGGACGCGGCGGGCGCGCTCGTCCTGGGCGGACCGCGCGTCCTCCACTGGCCTGAGTCCGAGGCCGAACTCCGGCCAGCGCAGCCAGAGGGAGCTGCCGACGGGGCGGAGTGCGCGGGGTCCCATGGCGCCGCCCTGCGGGCTGTGGGCTTCGAGGGAGAGCGCGCACCGGGCGGTGGCCCGAGCCTCGTCCAGCACCACGGTGACCTTGCGGGCGAGCTCCTCGCTGTTCGGGTCGCCAGCGTGCAGCCGGTAGATGGGGCCGACGATCAGCAGGTCGGGCATCACGGTCTCGACGCGGCGCATCAGCCAGGACCGGCCGTCTGCCCGGGTGAGGTCGACGCCCTCGGGCCGGATGTCGATGTGCAGCTGGCCGCGCCGGACGGGGGTGTGCACGTTCGCGGCGATGTTCATCAGCGCGCGGTAGTGCCGGCGGGACTGGCGGCCGCTGTTCTCGCAGTCCAGGACCAGCACCTTGGCGGGGCCAGCCACATTGGGCTCGTTGGGCCTGCTCGGATGGGTGGAGAACGGCAGGACACCGGCGGCCGCAGTGACGGCCAACTGCCGCTGCAGCACGCTCTTGCCGCCACCCTCGCCCGCGGTCCAGATGATCCGGTCGGTGCGCTCCAGCAGACCGGGCAGCACCCAGTCGTACTGCTCGTCATCGACGGCCAGGAAGTCGTGCATGTCGAGCACCGGGCTGTCGTGCTCGGCGCGGCCAGCGTCCCGGACCCGCCGCATCTCGGCAACCGCGTGCTCAG